CATCATCAATAATATACGGGGCACAAAAATGATTGGCTGAAAATGTGTGACGTAATTTGACGCGGTGGGCGGCGTGGGAAAATCTTCGCGGTGACGTAGCGTGGGAAAATTTTGGTTGTTGTAAGTTTTTTTGACTTGAGCACTAGATGGCGTTGGTTTTTGTGAAAATTTTCCACTGCCGTGACTAATTTATGGTGGGTCAATAAACTGATCATTATCAGAGGATATTGCCCAATTTCCGCTTTGGGTGGAGTTTTTTGGACTTTAGCTGAGGACTTGTCATTCGGACTTTTGACTGCCAGCGTGGCAACACACACTGTCCTTTTACTCATTATTTTTTATGATTTTATGGACTTTGGGTTAATTTTTCACTTTTTCGCTTTATTTTACTCTCTGATTGGACTATTTTGACCTTTGTGCGGGAGGTGAGTCCTATATATTTTTTTCTGTTCTGATCAAGAGGCCACTCTTGAGTGAGTGTGAGAAGAGTTTTCTCCTCTGGTTATGCCGCTTATTACTCTTCATTTTTCTAAAGAATTGTTGGAGATGGTGGCTAATTGTCTGCCTGAGGATGCGCGCCCACCTCACCCATATGATTTGTTGGATTTGGAGCATCAGCCTTCACTTCATGATATGTTTGATATTGTGTTGGATTCGGATGTTGGTGGAGAAACTCCTGAGATTGAGTTGGACTTTCCTGAGACTTTGGTGAATGATGCTTTGGATTATTTTGCCTCTTCTCCTATTTCTATACCTTCTGACAGTTCTCCTGTTTCTCCGGATCTTTGCTGTCATGAGTCACCTTTATCCTCTGTCTCTGAGGCTGAAAATGAGGATACTTCTGTTGAAAAGGAAAATCAGGATTTTAAATTGGATTGCCCCGATTATCCTGGAGTTAATTGCACTTCTTGTGATTATCACAGACAGGCCAATCCTGAGGCTGTGTGTTCCTTGTGTTACATGCGTGCCACTTCTCATCTGATTTTCGGTAAGTTATGCGGAAGTGGGTTGGGTGTGGTTTATAGAGTATTATATGCGGATGTGGTTTTTATTGTTGATTTTTCTTTTAGAGCCTGTTTCTCCACCACCTGTTTCTGAGGATGTTTTCGATTTTGATGTGGATACTGTTTTGGATGATTTGATTGCTGAGAAAGATCCGTTTTTATCTTTTGAGGAAGTTGATGCTTCACTGCAATGTTTAGCCAATGGCGCCAACTCTTTGTTTACTTTGGACTCTGCCCCTGCTTCGACTTTGAAACGCAAACATGATGATGATGACCAGCTGGAACCTTTGGACTTGTCCCTCCCTAAAAAGTCATGTTAATAAAATTTTTATTGCTTTAAGGCGTGGTCTTGTGTTATATATTTTGCGTCTTTAGCTGGGGTTTTTTAGTTTGCTATGGAGCAGCTGAAGGATTATTCCTTTTTTAAGGAGGTTGTTGAGCATGCCAGTCTAAGGACTGGGAATTTGTATAGATTTTTTTTTTCTTCTTCTTTAGCTAAAGTTGTTTTTCAGGTTTATTTAGAAAAGGTTGGGGAATTTGATCGTCTGGATTCTACAGCTTCAGCTTTGCTTGCTTTATCACAAGGAAATAATTTTTTGTTTGAGAAGCTTATTATTCCCGAACTTCCTTTTTATTCTTTTGGACATATTTTAGCTTCTTTGGCTTTTTGTAGTTTTTGTGTTAATAAAGCAGATATATCTGCTACTGTTAGTTCTGGTTTTATATTGGATGCTGTTTGTAGACCAGCATGGCAGAAGTTCATGATGAGCCACAACATGATGGAGAACCAGACGGGATCATCGGAATTCTCCCTAGAAGAAGCGCTGACCGACAATTAGAAGTTGTGCCACGGGATGTTGGACTTGCTGAGGCCGAAAGGTTGCGGCATGAGGTTGTGGAATGGGAGGATTTAACATATAGTTTGGAAAATCTTAATCCTGTTTATGAGTTTGCTGAAATAAAAACTCATTTTGTTGAACCCGGTGATGATTTGGAAAAAGCCATTAAAGTTCATGCAAAGGTGGCTTTGAGGGAGAATTGTGAATATGTATTGGATAAACCATTACATATATTTAATTCATGTTATATAATTGGAAATGGTGCTAAGATTATTATTACTTCAGTTTTATCTAATTGGATTAAGGTGTTTCCGCTAAAATTAGGGCCTTCTGTTATTGCCTTATATGGGGTTACTTGGACAAATTGTGTTTTTGAGAACAATAGCAATGCTTCCGATCCAAGTTATTCTTTGTTTAGCCTTTTTACATGCTGTAGATTTGTCGGTTGTTTATTTTCAGGCTTTACTGGAACCTGCATTGAAACTGATAGCGAAATCGAGGTTGTTGGATGTACATTTACAGCTTGTTACAAATGTGTTCATAGCAAATCATCTTTACAGGCAGTTTGCAAGGGAGGGGTGTTTAATAAATGCATGATGGGAATTGTTAGTCAAGCTCCTGCTGTTATTACTTGCTGTACTTTTTTAGAAACTTATTGTTCTTTGTTGGCTTATGACTTTGTAGAGTTTAAACATAATTCTGTTACTTTTCCTTATGGTTTAATTGGCTGTTCAGATTTTTCTATGATTTGTTGCGCCAATTGGAAACCTTTTCCATTATTCCCAATTCATTTTGTTGAATCATCTATCAAAAGAGCTCCTGTTTTGGTTGAAAACACTATGATTTGTAGTAAGATATTTTGTGGTTCTAGGCGTGGCCAGTATGATTTGTCAGGAAATTTTTTTACAAATTGTTCAATTATTTGCACACCAAAGTCAGTTAGAAAGGTTGAAGTGAGTGATTCAACTTGTTTAAATATTGTTGTAATGAAATTGATTGGAACTGATGAAAATGAAAAAAAGATGAGAGCGTGTGCCTGCAATAATGCTCATTATTGTCCAAAAATTAAATTATTTGATATTTCTGACAGTAAAGTTCCAAATCCTTATGTGGAATCTGTTTTGGTCAGCGAAGTTGACCCCTCCTCTGACGAAGATGATGAATAGGTATGTTTTAAGGGAGGAGAAATGGGAGTGGCCTAATAAAGCTATAAAAGGAGGTCTAAATATTTTTCTTTATTTTTAGCTATGGATCTTGCTTCTGGAAGCATTCATACAAGTTTTCTTACTGCTCGCCTTCCGACTTGGGCCGGATCTCGTCAAAATATTCAAGGATCAAATATGGATGGACTGCCTATTTTGCCTTCGAATGAACACTCTGCTTCTGCTTCTACCTATAAGGTGCAACAACATGCTCTTGTGCCTGTTAATGCTTATGCTATTCTACCTACTGCTGTGCAGGATTTGGAACAGTCTGTTGCTACACTACAGGATAATCAGAAAAATATTCAACAACAACTGGATTTGCTGTTGAATTCTCTTCGCAATTACAACCATCGTTTGGCCACTGTGGAAAACCGCGCTCGCCGAGTTGTGGTGCCTGAACCTGAGGAAGATGGGGATGAATCTAATCAGGAGGACAATCAGTCTGAAAATCATTCTGATGATGAAATTGATGATGATCAAGTTGATCCACCCGCGGCCGGGGATCAGGATTAAATTTGAGTATGTTTATGAATGTTGGATGTGTGTATGTTTTATGATAGTTTGATTAAAATTTTAAAATATTGTTTTTGTTGTTGTTATAGATTCTGATGGCGCTGTGGTTGACTATCCTGATGCTGAATGTCGGTTTTACTGTGGTTTTATGGCTTGTGATATATAATATATAAACCTAGCCGCAAGGCTATTTTATTACTTATAATCCTAGCCGCAAGGCTATTTTATTACTTATAAACCTAGCCGCAAGGCTATTTTATTACTTATAAACCTACCCGCAAGGCTATTTTACTTAAAATTGTATTAATAAATAAATACAATAAAATTTGGATTGATTTGAAAATTTTTATTTGTTGCGTTTTTCTTGATAGTATTTATTCCATCGTTTTCTGTCAGATAATACTTTGTGTATTTTTTCCAATACAGAATAAAGCAAACTTTGTACATTTAAATACATAGGCATAAGACCTTCAGAGGGGTGCATATACATCCATTGCAGGGAATCATGAGGAGGAGTTGTTTGATAAATAATCCAATCATATTTAGAATGAAGGTTATTAAAATTAAAAATATCTTTAAGTAGCAGAGATATAGCAGTTGGTAAACCTTTAGTGTAAGAATTAATGAATCTATTTATTTGCCCCGGCTGCATTTTTGGGCTCATTATGTGCATTTTAGCTTGTATTTTTAAGTTTGATATATTTCCACCTAAATCTCTTCTGGGATTCATATTATGTAACACTACTAAAAGAGTGTAACCAGTACATTTAGGATATTTATCATGTAATTTTGATGGAAAGGCGTGAAAAAATTTTGATACTGGATGACCATCACCAATATCTTCCATGCATTCATCTAAAATAATAGCAATTGGCCCATTTTTTGCAGCTGAGGCAAAAATGTTATTTGGGTGGGAAACATCATAATTATATTCTTGAAGCAATTCGGTATAAGGTAGTTTTATAAATTTTGGTGTTAATGTACCACTTCTAGGTATATAGGTGCCTTCTGGCCCTTGGTTATAATTTCCTTCATAAATTTGTGTTTCCCACGCAAGCATTTCTTGTGGAGGTATCATGTCAATATTTGGAGCAACAAAAAAAATAGTTTCTGGTTGGGGGTTAATAAGATGTGATGAAAGTAAATTACGTAATAATTGAGATTTTCCACAACCAGTGGGACCATAAATAACTCCAATAACTGGCTGTAATTCAAAATTTAATGATTTACAAGTTCCATCTGAATTTAAAAATTTCATACTAGAATTTAAACATTGTCTTAATTTATCATCAAATTCAATAAGAGAAAGCAATAAACTATCTCCCCCCAAAGATAATAAATCTTCAAATGATTCAAAGTTTAAAAGCGGCTTAAGTCCTTCAGAATATGGCATATTTTTTATAGTATCTGCAAGTACTTGAGATTGATCCCATATTTCTTTTAATTGTTCCATGGCAATTCCATCCAACAAATTTCTTTTCTTCGAGGATTTGGATGGCTGCTTGAGTATGGGATTAGGCGATGATGGTCTAATGCCCGAAGTGTCATGTCTTTCCATGGTCTCAAAGTTCTGGTTAAAGTTGTTTCTGTCACTGTAAATGGCTGAACATGACTTTGATTGCTCACTAAAGTCCTTTGCAGGCTGTGCCTGCTGGTTACAAAGCGATCGCTTCCGTCCTGAAGATCAGAGTAATAACATTTTAACAACAAATCATATGATAATTGAGCTGTCGCATGACCTTTAGCTCTAAGTTTACCTTTTCCAACATGACCACATTTATCACATACTGTATTTTTTAAAGCATATAATTTTGGTGCTAAAAAAACTGATTCAGAGCTATAAGCATCATTACCACATTTTTCACATTGAGTTTCACATTCTACTAACCATGTTAAACTTGGATTATCTGGATCAAAAACAAGTTTTCCCCCATTTTTTTTGATCCGATTTTTACCTTTAGTTTCCATTAGTTTATGTCCAATTTCGGTGACAAATATGCTGTCAGTATCTCCGTAGACAGATTTGATTGATCTTTCTTCTAGAGGTATTCCTAGATCTTCTTCATAAAGAAAACCAGCCCATTCTGATACAAAGGCTCGCGTCCAAGCCAATACAAATGAGGCAATTTGAGATGGGTATTTATTATTAACAATAAGTGGTGAATTTTTTTCTAAAGTATGTAAACACATGTCTTGTTCTTCCGAATCTAAAAATGTGATTGGTTTATATTTATAAGTGACGTCAGATGATGGGGTATAAATATCACCCTCATCATCATTTTCCTCATCAGAAAGGTGAGACTCTGAAAGCAACGGATATTTGCTTTTGTCCGCCTTTGATATTGGTGAGTATGTCACTATAAATTCTGGTTCTATTTCTGCACTCAAATTTTCTGTTTCAATAAATGATGAAGATTTGATAAAAAATTCTCCATTTGCTAAACCATTTTTATATTTATCTTCCATTTGATCAGCAAATACAATTGTTTTATTATCTAATTTAGTTGCAAATGATCCATATAAAGCATTTGACAAAAGTTTGGCAATACTGCGTATTGTTTGATTTTTTTCTTTATCTGCTTTTTCTTTGGCCGCTATATTTAATTGTACATATTCTTTAGCAATACATTTCCATTTTGGCCATATAATAGTTCTTTCATCTGGAATAATGTTAACTTCCCACCCTCTATTATGAAGAGTTATTACATCAATTGATGTTGCTATTTCTCCACGCAGCGGTTCATTGGTCCAGCATAATCTTCCGCTTTTGCGTGAACAAAAAGGTGGTAAAATATCTAACATTGTTTCATCAGGTGGGGTGGCATCAATTGTAAAAATTCCTGGTAATAAATGTTTGTCAAAATAATCGATTTGATTTTTTAGTTTTAACATGTTTTCCCAGTCTTTAATTGCTAAGGTTCTATCAAAAGGGTTAAGGGGCCTGCCTGAAGGAAATGGATGAGTAAGTGCGCTTGCATACATGCCACAAATGTCATAAACATATAGTTTTTGCTCTAATACACCAAGGTAAGTTGGGTAACACCTTCCACCTCTAATGCTTTCTCTAATATAGTCATATAATTCACATGAAGGAGCTTGAATAACATCTCCTAAATTGGGTTTATTTGGTTTTTCCGCTCTATATAAAATTTGTCTAAAAATAGCATGAGAATTTGAACTAATAGTTGGTCGCTGTAAAATATTAAAATTTGCATTTGGTAAATTTACGGCCTCTGTTATAAATTTTTTGTAACTTTCTTGTAATTTTAATACCAATTCTGCAGTTACTTTAACATCTAAGGCGCAATAATTTAGGGTTTGTTCAATAATATCATATTCTGTGTTTTGTTTTTTCCATATAGTTTTATTTTCTTCATATTCTTGTTGACTTTCCCAATACTTGGCTTGAGGAAAACCATCATCATCTTGTTGGTAAGAACCTAGCATATAAAATTCATTAACTGCCTTATAGGGACAATTTCCTTTTTCAACACTTAAATCATAAGCATTGGCTGCTTTTCTTAAACTAGTGTGGGTTAAAGCAAAAGTATCTCTTACCATAAATTTTACAAACTGATATTTAAAATCACTTTCTTCACATATTCCTTCTTCCCATACTTTATAATCTTTTCTTTTTTGATAAAAAGGGTTTGGCAAAGAAAAAGTAATATCATTAAATAATATTTTACCACATCTGGGCATAAAATTTCTATTTATCTTAAAAGGAGATGGAATTTCTGATTTATTATTAATTACTTGAGCAGCGAGAACTATTTCATCAAATCCATTAATATTGTGACCAATTATATAAACTTCAATAAATCTTGGTTTTCCTTGAATTTTTAATTGTTGTAATTCTTCAAAAGAAATGTCATCAACTGATGTTAAATTTTTTTCTGCACAATAGTTTGAAATTTTTGGATTTTGACACAAAACATATGACCATAAATTAGATGTTATTTTTTGTTGAAGCGCATCTCTGAAAGTTTTAAATGCTTTTCCTACCGCTTGTTTTTGTGGATTTAAAATGTAATATGTATAATTATCTTTATGCCAAGAATTCCAATTTAAATTTTTAGCAACTACTTCCGCTTCATGTACTAACATTTCATCCCCTGATAAATGCATAACTAACATAAAAGGTACTAGTTGTTTTCCAAATTTTCCATGCCAAGTATAGGTTTCTACATCATATGTAATAAAAAGTCTTTCTGTAGATTTACAAGATCCTATTGGAAAAAATTGAATGTTTTCCCACCACTGAGCCGATTGAGTATTAATTTGATGAAAGTAATAGTCTCTTCTTCTTGCTGAACAGGTGTGAGAATTCTTAAAACATCTACCACAATATTTGCACTTTTGTATTTTTGATATTTCTTTTATAAAATAAACATTTTTTTTAATTACTAAGAAGTTTAATGGAAAATTATATTGAGTTTCTGTTTTTATAATTGAATGATGTGTTATTAGTCCTTTGTATAAAAAATACAAATTGCCTTCCGATGGTTGAAGTGAAGATAAAATATTCATTATGTTAGATGAGGTTAATTCTTGCTCTAGTATAGATGGTAAATCCATTAAGTAAGTGTTAAAAAAATTAATTAAAGCTTCTTTTGTATTTGAGTGGTATTTAATTTCTAGATTTTCACCTTCAGATGTTGTACCTTGGGCGTATTTTGTGGCTCTTTTTGCAACTAAAGTTCCTTTGTATTCTTTTCTGGGTTTTTTATTTATGGGCGAGGAAGATCTACTGCTTGATTGAGATCTGGAATTGGTTGACCCATTTGTCTCAGCTGGCCTGCGTAATCCACTACTCGCCTGTTGATGTCTTGAATTCTTTGATTCTGAGTGAAAACCACCGGCCCTGTTGTTTTGAACCTAAAAGAAATTTCAATAGAATCAATTTCTGCATCATTAATTGCAACTTGTCGCAATATTTCGGTTATATCCCCACTATTTTCTTGATAAGAAATATCTGCCATAAATTGATCAACTTCTTCATCTTCCATTTCTCCCTGACCAGCTCTTTCTATAGTGGCTGCTAGGTCAACACTTATTCGACGCATTAAATTAACAAAAGCTTGAAGTCCATGTTCATGCCATACTCTGTTATAAACAATTTGACCTTGATCAGTCCTAGCTCTTAAAATTACTTGAGCTAAATTTAATTCAACATGTCTAGCTAGTACCCGCTGATTCAAAGCATGATTTAAATAATTTAAAGTAGTGGCAATATGTTCAGCAGTAAAAAAATAAATGACCCATCTTCGTAGTGTTAATTCAGTAATATTTCCCATTGCCTCTATTCTTTGCATTGTTTCATAAAAATAAGGAGCAAAATTAAAAAATTGATGTTGTCTTGCTGTTACTGTTAGTTCATCTTCCAATGCTCTTATAACATCCGCTATAGCATTCCTCACTTCTTCATTAAAAGATGGTAATTCTTCTTCCATTATTTCCACTTCAGGTGAAGGGGGTGGAAGTGGACGACGTTTTCTTTTAGGTAAAGGAAGACTTTCTATAAATCTTTGCACCATTTCTCCTCGTCTTCGGCGCATTTCTTCTGTAACAGCTCTACCATTTTCTCTTGGTCTTAATTCAAACGCCCCTCCACTAAATGTATTAAAAAAATTTTGCCAGTCATTCAATGGAATGGCGTGAGGAAGAGTAAGAGCTGCAATAATTGCTTTTGTTATTTTGTTTATAGGTTCATTCCGCCACTGTCCTTCATTTTCTTCTGAAAGATTTGTAAATCTTTCCAAAAACCCATCTAGCCAAAAACAATCACAAGGTAAGCTAAGTTTTGATTGTTCATTTTGACTCATTAAATAATTAAAGTAAGCTGTTTTAAATTTTCTTATGACAGATAAAATAATTACATCTTTTTTACCCAAATTTTGGATTTGCGCTCTGTCTGCCAGCCCCCAAATAGAAAATTGACATTCTCCTAAATTTTTATATTGTTCTATAAGTAAAGCTTCTATGGGCATTGGTGAATTAAAATCTGCAAATTTTGTTGTGCCAAAACCCCGTAAAGGCCTTAATAAAGCTAAATCTGCTACAACCCGTTCCGCCAAAATTGATTGTTGCATTTGTTGTAATGTTTCACCCATATTATCAAAATCTAAAAATCTATTGTATGCGCCGGTGTTTATGGTATAAGAACAATTTGTCATAACAGACCAATTAATTCCCTGAAAAAGACGGTGTTTTACTTCATGATATTGGATTCTACTATAAGCCCTAGTATCAAAAATATAATCATTACAGATTTTTACTAATGTTTGATATCCAATTAAAAAATGTGGCGGCGGTAGGCCATAACAAGGCCAGTTGTTTACTGCAGGCTGGCGAATTCCTAGATTGTGTAGCATTAAACGAGGATAATGGTAAATATATCTTGACATCCACGTAACACCATTGGCTGTTATTGAAGCTCTAGCATAGTTTCTGACTTGATTCCAAATATTTCGTAGAGGTTGAAATATTTCCATCGTTTGCAAGTTTTGTCCCGTAAGGCGGGCGCAGTCATAAGCACTCTGAAAGAAAAATATAACCTTTCAGATGCATCCAGCGTTGCGGCAGATGAAACCGACATTTCAGGCTTTGACTTCAACCCCACCTTTGGCCACAGATGGCAATTTTGAAGAAGAAAGTGTGGGCATAAGTAGAATAAATCCAGATCCTAATATTCACCCTAAAGTACAACTAAAAAAAGATGCTTCAGAAGCTTTTGTTGCTTCTAAAAATATTTTAAGACAAAATCCTGGAGAGGAAGCCGAGGGCGCACGTGATATGCGCTATAAAGCTGGAAAATACATGGAATTGGATCGTCAGCGGCTATTAACAGATACAGATTTTGATCCACCAACAGAAAGTCAACATACAATATCTCCAGCTAGGGCTCATATGGAAGCGGCAGATTTAATGACTGCATATGAACAAAGTGTTCGACAAGAAAAAAATTTTCAAACTTCTTTTAATAATAATGTGCGCACTTTGTTGGCAAGGGATGAGGTGTCTATTGGTTTAATGCACTTATGGGATTTTGTAACTGCTTTTTTAGAAAGCCCAACAAATAAAACATTAACATCTCAATTGATGTTAATAACTTACCATTGTAGAGATGATGGGATTTTAAAAGAAAGTCTTTTAAATATTACTGAGCCGGAAAGTAAATGGTTGGTTGATTTAATTGATGTATTACAAAGCATAATAGTGCAAGAAAGGCATTTAAAAATTGCTGAAAAGGTTGCCGCCATTAATTTTTCAGTATTTCAATTAAGTAAATTTTATGCACATAAAATTTTTCATACTCCTTTTGTTCCTTTAGATAAGGAATTAAAAATATCAACCTTTTATATGAGGGCTGTTATAAAAATATTGATTTTAAGTGAAGATTTGGGAAACTATAGAAATCAAAAAATGCAAAGATATGTAAGTTCAGGAAGAAGGCGTGAGTTAAATGATAAGGAACTAATGATGAGTTTAAGACAGGCATTTCTTGAAGTTGGAGAAAGTAATATGGAAACTGAAAGACCCGACAAATGTTGGAAGGAACGATATGGACCATTAGATTATGAAACTGAAAGTGAAAGTGAAGATGAGCTTGCTGATCCTAATGCACCTTACAGGAATTCCAGAAATTTTCATCGCAACCATGACAACCAACCCGGTGACGCTGGCTTATATGCAGGCTCGTCCCTCAACGAACCTAGACTGGGACGACGCTTTTAAACGCATAATGGCTATAGATGGAAAAGGGAACTTTAAAAATCTTCCCAGAGCTAATCGCTTTGAGGCTATTTTGGAAACTGTAGTTCCCTCTAGAAAAGACCCAACACATGAAAAGGTGTTGGCGATTGTAAATGCTTTGGTTGAAAACAAAGCTATTAGGCCCGATGAATGTGGAGAAATGTTTTCAGCTTTGTTGGCAAGGGTGTCTCATTACAACAGCTCAAATGTGCAAAGTAATTTAGATAGGTTGGTGACTGATGTAAGAGAGGCTGTTGCTAAAAAAGAAAGATTAAGTAATTCTCCACAACTGTCATCTTTGGTTGCTTTAAATGGGTTTTTATCTTCTTTACCCTCTAATGTTGAAAGGGGTCATGAAGATTATGTGGCTTTTATAGGTGCTTTGCGCCTTTTAGTAACTGAAACACCCCATACTGAAGTTTATAGAGCAGGTCCAAAATATTTTTTACAAACAAACAGAAACGGCTCTCAAACTGTTGATTTAAGTTCTGCTTTTGAAAATTTAAAATCTTTGTGGGGGGTTAAGGCACCTAGACTTTCAAAGGCTAGTATTTCTTCTTTGTTAACTCCAAATACTCGTTTATTGTTGCTTTTAGTGGCTCCATTTAGTGATAGCATAAATTTTAATAGGGATAATTATATTGGGTATCTTTTAAATTTGTATAGAGAAACTTTATCAAATTATCATATTAATGAAGAGACATTTAATGAAATAACAGAGGTTAGTAGGGCCATTGGAGAAGAAAATATCGATAATTTAAAAAATACTTTAAATTTTTTACTTACTAACAATACCCAAAAACATCTTAAAGATTATCGCTTATCTGTTGAAGAGGAAAGAATACTTCGTTATATTCAACAAAGTGTTAGTTTGTTTTTAATGCAAGAAGGAACTTCCCCTTCATCTGCTTTGGATTTAACTGCAGCAAATATGGAACCGAGTTTTTATAACAAAAATAGACTTTTTATTAATAGATTAATGGATTATTTTCATAGAGCTGCTGCTTTGTCTCCTGATTATTTTACTTCTGCAGTTTTAAATCCTCATTGGTTACCACCAGAGGGGTTTTTCACTGGGGATTTTGACATACCAGAAAAAAATGATGCTTATGATTGGGACAATATGGGAGAGGAGTTTATGCAATCTTTAACTACAAAACCCGCAAATGAAGATTCTTTGTCTTTAGTTGGAGCCGAGGCTTTACCTAGCAGGAGAGCTAGCATTACTTCAATTGATTTTCCATCCTTACCCCCACCAAGGCGGTCAAGAAGTAGAAGTAGGTCTCGCACTAGAGCGTTGACACCAATAGATTGGGATGCTATGTTGGGAGAACCAAAAAATGTAAACAATGTGGCGGCAATAGATAGTTTGGCGGAAAAAATGAAAAGATGGAAAACTTATAGACAAGAATTTGAAGATAGTAAAAGGGAAATAAGTGAAAAACATAAAAATGATAAAGATTTGTTTTCTGATTTTGAAGATGAAATGAGTGGTACTGGAAACCCTTTTTCACATTTGCGGCCAAAGGGCATTTAATAAACACTTACCAAAGCCATTTTTTGTAGCTTTATTTCCGCGATGGATCGTTATTCTGATCTACCTCCCAGTTATGAAAGTGTGATGGCTCAAACTCCGATGACTTTGCCTTTTGAGGGAGTGCACGTTCCTCCAAGATATCGAGCTCCTACCGAGGGAAGAAATAGCATACGTTATACTCAATTTGCGCCTTTGTATGATACAACAAAAATTTACCTTGTGGACAACAAATCTGCGGACATACCATCTCTCAATTATCAAAATGACCATAGCAGTTTTTTAACCACAGTAATACAAAACAGTGATTTTACTCCTTTGGAGGCTGGCACACAATCAATTAATTTAGATGAAAGATCTAACTGGGGAGGGGAGTTTAAAACATTGTTGCATATGAATATGCCAAATATTACACAATATATGTATAGTAATTCTTTTAAGGTTAAACTAATGTCATCAAATATTAATGGTGTAAAAAAGTATGAATGGTTTGAACTATCAATTCCAGAGGGGAATTATACTATTGCAAAAGTTATTGATTTAATGAATAATGCAATAGTAGATAATTATTTAAAAGTTGGTAGACAAAATGGTGTAAAAGAAGAAGATATTGGAGTGAAAATTGACACAAGGAATTTTATGCTTGGTTTTGATCCCATTTCTAAATTAATTATGCCTGGTGTTTATACATATGAAGCTTATCATCCAGATATTATTCTTTTGCCGGAATGTGCAATTGATTTTACCAATTCAAGACTAAATAATTTGCTTGGTATACGAAAAAAATACCCATTTCAACAAGGGTTTATAATAGATTATGACATGTTAAAAGGTGGCAACATTCCAGCTCTTTTAGATTTGGTGGCTTATGGGAAATCAGCTGCTAAAATAAAATTTAAAAATGCTGTTATTAGACAAATTAGGCTTAATAAAAATAAAAAACAAACAGAACGACGAAGGGGAGATATGCAAGTTTTAAGAGAGCGCATAGGTGAGGAAAATATTATGGCTGAAACTGTGCCAGAAATTAAACCCTTATTAACGGATAGCAAGGGAAGAAGTTATCATGTTAATGAAAATAACAGCGGGGAAACATTTACTGCTTATAGAAGTTGGTTTTTAGCATATAATTTTGGACCAGAAAGTGGGTTAAAAAGCACTATGCTGTTAACCAATCCAGATGTTACATGTGGAGTTGAACAGGTTTATTGGAGTTTACCAGATATGACTGTAAATCCTGTAACTTTTAAGTCAAGTCAAAATTCTAACAATTTTCCAGTTGTTGGAACAGAAATGCTACCATTACATTCTAGAAGTTTTGTAAACCCTCTTGCTGTTTACTCTCAAATGGTTGAAGGGACAACTAATCAAACCCACGTTTTTAACCGTTTTCCTGAAAACCAGATTTTGATGCGCGCACCGGCTTCTGGTATAACAAGTATCAGTGAAAACGTTCCGACCCTTACAAACCACGGAATCTTACCGCTGCAGAACAACATTCCAGGTGTTCAGCGCGTAGTGCTAAACGACGCCAGGCGCAGAACGTGTCCTTACGTATACAAAGCTCTGGGAGTAATTCAACCTAAAGTGTTATCTAGCAAAAACTTTTTAAAATGTCTATTCTTATTTCCCCAACAAATAACACTGGATGGGGGATAGGAAGTGGAATTTTGTATGGAGGTGCGCGCACCAGATCTGATGTTCATCCAGTAAAAGTACGTGCTCATTATAGAGCAGCGTGGGGAAGTAAAAATGGAAGAAGTCAGGCCGCTGTGGCAGTAGCTCAGGCTGTGGCTGATGAAATTGGTGCTTCTTCAAGTGTAAGACGCAAACTTAAAAAAAGAAAAAAATTTCTTAGAAGGATGTTGCCTTCCGCCACTGAAACTTTTCTTATGAATGCCATTAGAGGTAGGCGACGTAAACAGCGCATGCATAGTAGTTCTTCAAGTGAAACATCAATTGTGGTTAAAAGAGTTCCCAAAAAAAGATCTAGGCGTGGTGGTAAAAAAAGAAGTTCAAGAGGAGTAAATAATGTATATTTAATTAGAGGGCCTGATGGGAAGCGCGTTCCTACTTCTTTGCGAGCTCACCCTTCCATAGTTAAGTCTGTAAGACCACACCCTTCTTTGGTCATTGAAACACCTGCGGCTGAAGCAGCACCAGCGGCTGTTAATGAGTAAATAATGTTATAAATACAAAATAAAGTACCTTTTTGCTAAATCACAGCTGCGTGCCGGATCATGATTTCCCGCAAAGTAAAACAAGAGCTTCTGCTCTCGGACCCGGAACTTAAAGGAATTTATTCCCCATTGCCCATCAAGAAAATCAAGAAACGCAAACGACAGGACAATGACTTTGAACTAATAGAAGTTGGACGTACAACTAAAAGGCGACCATATAATTATAAAGGGCGCAAAGGAAAACTTAAAATTAGGCCGGGTGTGCCGGTTATATTTACTCCTGGTCAAAAAACCACACAAACATATAAAAGATCATATGATGAAGTGATGGGAGATGCAGATATTTTAGAAGCATATGAAGCAAATGAAGGAGAATTTGCTTATGGCAAAAAACCAAAAATGTCATCTTTGGAGAATGTGAAACAGATGATTATAGATAACTATGATACAAAACCCTTAATTCCACCTGAGGCCATTAAAGGAATAAAACGCCGGGCAGATGAAGCATTAGAAACTTTAAATAGAAAACACCTTAAAATGGAAGAGCCAGAAATTGTATGGAGTTCAGCTAAAAGGCGGCCTTATAATTATAAAGGCCGTAGAGGTCAGCTTAAACTTAGACCAGGTGTTCCAATAATTTTTACTCCTGGTGAAAAAAGTTCAAAAACATATAAAAGATCATTTGATGAAGTAATGACTGATTCAAATATCTTATCATCTCAGTTTAATTTAGAAGATGAATTTGCTTATGGAAAGCGCATATTGTTAGATAATGTTAATCCAACTCCATCAGTGGTTCCAATCACTAAACAACAAGTTCTAAATTTACCAAAAGCACTAAAACGTAAAGCGGTGGGAGATCCAACATTGGAAATATTGGCTTCAAAACAAACCAAAATGGAAGAATCAGAATCTCAACAGCCCATTGAAATAAAAATGAGGCCAATTAAAAAAGTAGGGCGTAGAATTGGGGTGCAGACAGTAGATGTGTCAATACCTTTAACAAAAAGTGTAGTTAGCCCAATGGAGGTATCTTTACCTCCAGAATCTCCAAAAAAACCACCTGTATTAACATCTGAAGCTATGGTTATTTCACCAGTTAAAAAAAGTTATGGTCCTGCTAACTCAATTATGCCAAAATATAGGCTTCATCCAAGTATAAAAGTGGGCCCATCTCCTTTAGTTTCTTCTAAACGCCGCAGACGACGAAAAAACAAACCTACTTCAAATATTATACCTAATGTGCGCTACCATCCTTCTATAAAAATGCCAAAGCGCACAATAATACCAGCTGTTCGCTATCATCCAAGCATTAACGCTCCAGAAGCTAAAATGCGTTTTGTAACTCTTCTCTAGATATGGCGCCACCCAAATTGGTGTATCGTGTTAGAATACCTGTTATAATTCCAAACAAACTTCGCGGCGGTCGCAGAGGAAAACGCAGAAGCAAACTTAAGGGTGGTTTTCTTCCAGCTCTTGTTCCAATAATTGCCGCCGCAATAGGTGCAATACCTGGCATAGCTTCTGTAGCAATTCAAGCATCACGAAATCAATAAAGCTTTATATAACCAACACATCGCCCCTTCTATTTTTGCGCCAGAGGTGCTACTATGGATGGTGAGAGTTTCTTCGCCTTAGCGCCACGACAAGGGAACAAGCCGCTGTTGGGATCTTCTGATATTGGCGTCTGTAGAATGAATGGCGGAGCCTTTAATTGGGGCAGTATATGGAGCGGGCTTAAAAGTTTTGGCTCTAATGTTAAAAATTGGGGTTCTAAAGCATGGAATAGTAATTCTGGTCAGGCTTTAAGAAATAAACTAAAAGAAACTAAGGTTCAGGAAAAAATTATAGATGGGATTAATACAGGAATTCATGGAGCTATTGATATTGCCCAGCAAGAATTAAATAAAGCTATAGAAAAAAGATTGGATAAACCAACAATAATCCCCGAGCAGGCTCAAATCGAAGAAATAGTTCCTGAAGAAAAAATAGAAGTTGACTTACCTTTAAAAGGAAAACGCCCTCGAGAAGAAGAAGACATTATTGTAACTTCTGAAGGACCCCCAACTTATGAAGAAATTTTTGGAAACAAAAGCACTCCATCAGCTTCAACTTATCCTATGACTCGCCCTCATCCTTCCATGGCTAAACCAGTTATGCCACCTAAGCCTGTATCAAAACCTTCACCAGCTCCTGCTGTTATTCCACCTCCCCCAATTCCCCCCGTGGTTCATCGAAGACCTGTTAGAAACATGGGCTGGCAGTCAACCTTAAACAATATTGTGGGGATGGGTGTAAGAGTAAACAAGCGTCGTCGCTGTTTTTAAGTAACAAATGTGTGCGTGGTTTTTTTTAAGTGAAATAGCGAGACAGCAAAAATATCAAGATGGCGGCTCCTTCGATGATGCCTCAATGGTCTTACATGCACATCGCCGGGCAGGATGCATCGGAATACCTGTCCCCCGCTTTGGTGCAGTTTTCTCAAGCTACAGAAACATACTTTCAAATTGGGAATAAGTTTAGAAACCCAACGGTGGCCCCCACTCATGATGTGACCACTGAGAGGTCACAACGTCTTCAACTACGCTTTACCCCAGTGACACAAGAAGATACTCAATATGCTTACAAAGTGCGGTTTCAACTTACTGTGGGAGATAACCGCGTCTTGGATATGGGAAGTACCTATTTTGACATCCGCGGACGTTTGGACAGGGGCCCCTCTTTTAAGCCCTATAGTGGAACAGCATATAATGCAATGGCCCCCAAATCCGGCATAAACAATTGCCAATATAAAGGAAGTGGAGATAATAATGGAAAAAACTATATATTGGGTCAGGCTTCTTTTCCAGGTAGTGGGTATACAGATCAAGGACTTACTTTACCTAATAAAGAAAACCAACAAGTGGCAATTGATAAAAAATATCAGCCCGAGCCTCAAATAGGAATTGAAAGTTGGTCAGAAGGGACATTGGAAGATTCAAGAACAATGACAGCTGTTGGTGGTAGATGTCTAAATATTACCACTCCCCAAACTCCATGTTATGGTTCATATGCAAAACCAACAAATAAGGAGGGTGGACAAGGTACTGGTGATGTTAATATTGCATTTTTTCAAAGAGGAGCGGTTGGAGATGGTGGAGATGAAAACAAGGTTGATGCGGCATTTTATATGGAAGATGTTGATTTAAAAACACCAGATACTCATTTGGTTTATAAAGCCTCTCCTCAAGATGCTCAAACTCAAAATGGAATGGGCCAACAAGCAGCACCTAATAGGCCAAACTATATTGGTTTTAGGGATAATTTTATTGGTTTGCTTTACTATAACAGTAATGGAAATTTGGGTGTTTTGGCTGGTCAGGCATCACAACTAAATGCTGTAGTTGAATTGCAAGACAGAAACACTGAACTTTCTTATCAACTTTTGCTAGATACTATCAGTGATCGACATCAGTATTTTTCAATGTGGAATCAGGCTGTAGACAGTTATGACCCTGATGTGCGAATCATTGATAACAGGGGTGTAGAAGATGAACTTCCAAATTATTGTTTTCCTTTAATGGGAATTGGAGACACCTCAGCAAGCACCAATGTAAATGCAAATGGTAGTCAACGAATGAAAAAAGGAATTGTATTAAGTAACAAAAAATTTATAGCTTTAAAAGATTTTGAACCAACTGAAGAAGAAAAGGAAGAGCAAGATGAAGAACAATTGAAACAAAAAATACGTAATAGATTAAGATTAACTGAAGAATTGTTTAAAGAAGCTGAAGAAAAACTAAAAAGAAATGCTGAACGAAATGCCACTTTGATGATGAATTCAAGAGCTGACAACAACCTAAAAGCAAATATTGCTCTTGGAAATGTTAGCGCCATGGAAATTAACTTAAGGGCTAATTTGTGGAAAAGTTTTCTTTATTCAAATGTGGCTCTTTATTTGCCAGATTCTTATAAATTTACACCAGATAATATCGAAGTCCCAGACAACCCAAATACTTATCAGTATATGAACAACCGCATCCCTTTTGGAAATCTAGTTGATACTTATGTAAATATTGGTGCTAGATGGTCTTTGGATGCAATGGACACCGTAAACCCATTTAACCATCATAGAAATGATGGACTATGTTATAGATCTCAACTGTTGGGAAATGGGCGGTACTGTAGTTTTCATATTCAAGTGCCGCAAAAATTTTTCGCGCTCAAAAACCTTCTTCTTTTGCCCGGTTCTTATACTTATGAGTGGTCAATTAGAAAAGATGTAAATATGATACTACAATCAACATTGGGCAATGATTTAAGGGTGGATGGTGCTTCCATAACTTTTACAAGTGTTAACCTCTTTGCTAGCTTTTTTCCAATGGCCCATAATACATGTTCAACACTAGAAGCAATGCTGAGAAATGATGTCAATGACCAATCTTTTAATGATTATCTATCCTCAGCGAATATGCTTTTTCCAATTCCAGCAAACGCAACACAACTTCCTATTTCCATTCCTTCTAGAAACTGGGCTGGATTTAGGGGGTGGAGTTTTACACGCCTTAAACAAAAAGAAACACCAGCTTTGGGGTCTCCTTTTGATCCTTATTTTACTTATTCAGGCAGTATCCCTTATTTGGATGGAACTTTTTATCTTAGTCACACCTTTAGAAGGCTTTCAATTATGTTTGATTCATCAGTTTCATGGCCAGGAAATGATAGACTTCTTACACCAAATGAATTCGAAATCAAAAGGTATATTGATGGAGATGGTTACAATGTTGCTCAATGCAATATGACTAAAGATTGGTTTTTAGTGCAAATGTTGGCAAATTACAACATTGGTTTTCAAGGCTATCATTTGCCCCCCGATCATAAAAACAGACTTTACTCTTTTATGAGAAATTTTGAACCAATGACAAGACAAATTATTAATGAACTTGATGAAACAAACAAATATTTTGGTGTTAATGTTTTAAATCAACACAATTCTTCTGGATATACTGGTTTTAAAAGCGCTGCCTTGGCAAGAGAGGGGCACCCATATCCAGCTAATTGGCCTTATCCCCTTATTGGAAATGAAGCAGTAAGCACTATTACTCAAAAGAAATTCTTGTGTGATAGAACTATGTGGAGAATACCATTTTCTTCCAACTTTATGTCTATGGGTGCATTAACAGACTTAGGTCAGAATTTGCTTTATGCTAATGCGGCACATGCTTTGGACATGGTTTTTGAAGTTGACCCAATAGATGAACCCACCCTTCTCTACATTCTTTTTGAAGTGTTTGACGTCTGTCGCATCCATCAACCACACAGGGGCGTAATTGAAGCAGTCTACCTAAGAACCCCATTTTCAGCTGGAAACGCCACCACATAAATGGGTTCCACTGAAGATGAGCTGCATTGCATTATTAAAGATTTAAAAATACAACCATATTTTTTAGGTGTTTATGATAAAAGATTTCCTGGGTTTATTAATAAACATAAAATTTGTTGTGCAATTATAAACACCGCTGGCAGAGAAACTGGGGGAATGCATTGGCTTGCTTTAGGTTGGTTCCCACCAAAACAACTTTTTTACTTGTTTGATCCTTTTGGCTTTTCTGATGCAAAATTAAAGCAAGTATACAATTTTGAATATCAGGGGCTTTTAAAAAGAAGCGCGCTTTCATCTTCTCCAGATAAATGTGTTACCTTAATTCAAAGTAAAGAAACTATACAAGGGCCAAATAGCGCCGCTTGTGGTTTATTTTGCTGTATGTTTTTACATGCTTTTATAAACTGGCCTTTAAATGCCATGAATAATAACCCAACTATGGATTTATTGACAGGAGTTTCAAATCATTTGTTAATGGCTTCTAATGTTCAAAATATTTTGTATAAAAATCAAAATAATTTGTATAAATTTTTAAATAATAAATCATATTATTTTAGAACCCACCGACGCGCAATTGAAAACAACACTCATTTTAATAAATCATGTGAACTTTAATAAAAGATATTTATACAATGGTTTTAATTGTAATTTTTAAAACAAACAATCGTCAGCATCTTCTTGATCGGTTGGCAGTATTACATTATGGTATTGAAGGCGAGGGGACCAAGCAAACTCAGGGATGGTTATTGGCGCTGGCTTATGGTGAAAAGCCATCCAAATTTGTTTGGCCAATTGAAGAGAAGAAACCAAATCAGGAGCAGAGATTTTAAAATCACAATTTCTTTGTGAATTTGCTTTAGCTCTTCCAAATACAGGATTACAGCATTGAAAAACCATTATATTTGGATGAGCAACACTAGCGCGCATTTTTTTATCCTCAATTAGATTTATGTCCACATTAAGACCGCCAGAAATTGCAAAAGGGGTCATTTTACAAATCTGCCTTCCTAAAATAGGAAGGGATTGATTTCCCCAATTACAATCACACACCACTGGTATAAGTAAGCGCTTATCAGATTCTGGCATTTTTGGATAACAAGCAATCATGTATTCCATCCATTGTTTCATTGCATCCATTGCTTTTTGCCCTTCAGTAAAAAAAAGAGCGCAAGATTTATTACTAAAAACACCAGGACTGGTATTTATATCCATAAAACAACAAACTGCATCTTCATTTTTTAATTGCACAATATTACGACCCCAGCGATTGGTGGTTATTTTAGTTTTTTGAGGCTGCTCTTTTAAAGCGCGCTGACCATTCTCACTATTAACATCCATTTCTATAATTTGCTCTTTATTTAACATGGTATTACCATGATAACATTTTATTCCATCATTATCATTCCACCCATGGCGCCATATGGCACATCCACTAGCTACCCAACCTTGAGTAGATAAATTGGCAGCCTTGATTACAAAATCTAATAAGAATCTACCAATCATGGTATACATTGATTTTTGAGTTGAAAATGTAAGATTTACATGCTTTTTGTTATCGGTTAACCATTGTTGAGCCAGCTTTTTGAAACATTCCAAAGTTCCAGAATCTGGTATTAATGTTAAATCCTTAATATCAACTTTACAAGGCACCATCATTGTCACAGCTAGATCCATAGCTTTTTGCCAGTTCTGTTCATTTGGATCCAATTGGAGCTTGATATCCTTAAATGGTAATAATTTTTTACTCTGCGGGTCTTCAATTTTTTGTGCTTTAAGTTGGTTGATTTCATCTTCTGTTAAACGCTTTTTAACTTCCTTTCCTTTTTTATTAATCCAAACTTTTGTAGGTGGGTTGGTGTGTAAAATTTTAATAATCTTTGGTTCTTCATCTTCGTCTTCGTCTTCGGCTTCACTAATTTGCTTAAAACCACCCTTTAAACTCCAGGGTTGAGTATAAGCTTTATCCAAATTTGGCATTTTTGGAAGATCATCTTCATCATCAGAAATAACCATTCTTCTTTTTTTATCTTCAATTTTCTTTGGTGGGGTTTTTCTTTTTTTAGCTCCCGTTTCCTTTAGTGGTGAAGGTGAGTTAAACTCCACATCAGAGCTGCTGTAGTCACTATTGCTTCCTTCCATTCTTTCCTAGAATCATGGCAGAAGAGTCCAATCAAACTTCAACTTTAAATGAAAGCCAGGTTTTTCAGGAAGAAGATTATCTTTTTGGTGATGCACTTATAAAGCATTTGAAGCGTCAAACCAACATTATTAAAGAGTGTTTAAATAATGACACAGATTTGCCAGACATTAAAGAACTTAGCTTGGCATATGAATCTTTATTGTTTTGTCCTATTACACCCCCCAAGCGTGAAAAAAATGGCGTGTGTGAAGCAAACCCAAAACTTAATTTTTATCCACCTTTTATGGTGCCAGAACTTTTGGCTACTTATCATATATTTTTTCAAAATCAAAAAATTCCGGTTTCGTGTCGAGCTAACAGAAGCAAAGCTGATGCAAATTTAAATTTGAAAAATGGCGCGTGCCTACCTTCTGCTCCAACAATGGAAGAAATTCCCAAAATATTTGAAGGGTTGGGAAACGAAGAAGTGGCGACAACCGATGCTCTAAAAGAAGACAGAGATAGTGTTTTAATTGAATTGCAAGATGATAACCCACGCCTCGCTGTGGTTAAACGCACCATTCAAGTTTCACATTTTGCATATCCAGCATTAAATTTACCACCTAAAGTAATGAATGCTTTAATGGAAACTCTTCTTATTAAAAAACAACAACCCCAAGAACGGCATGAAGAAAAAAATGAAGAGGTGGTAATTAGTGATCAACAATTGGCTTCATGGCTAAAAGTACCAATCGACAGTCCAAAAATTGAAGAAAAACGAAAAACAATGATGGCTTCAATTCTGATTACTGTTCAATTAGAATGCATGCAAAAGTTTTTTAGTGATGTAGAAATTATTAAAAAAATTGAAGAAAATATCCATTATAGTTTTAAACATGGATATGTGAAGCAAGCTTCAAAAATTTCAAACATGGATCTTTCAAATTTAATTTCATATATGGGAATTTTACATGAAAACAGATTGGGACAATCTGTTCTTCATAACACTTTACAAGAAGAAGCCAGAAGAGATTACATCCGTGACACCATTTTTCTTTACCTTATATATACATGGCAAACCGCCATGGGAGTGTGGCAACAGTGTTTAGAAGAAGCCAATGTAAATGAACTTGTTAAAATTCTAACAAAATCCCGCCGGAATCTTTGGACTGGGTTTGATGAGCGAAGCATTAATCATGAATTGGCGGGAATAATTTTCCCGCCAAAACTTGAAAAAGCACTAAAAAACGGTCTTCCAGATTTTACAAGTCAAAGTATGATGCAAAATTTTAGATCTTTTATATTAGAAAGATCTGGAATACTTCCCGCCATGTGCAATGCCTTACCTTCAGACTTTGTTCCTATCACCTTCAAAGAATGCCCACCACCTCTTTGGTCATATACTTACTTATTTCAACTCGCAAATTATTTTATGTATCATTCGGACATTGCTTATGATCTAAGTGGGGAGGGGGTATTGGAATGTTATTGTAGATGTAATCTATGCACCCCCCATCGTTGTTTTGCCACCAACAGCAATTTACTAAGTGAAAGTCAGCTAATTAATAGCTTTGAAATGCAAGGGCCAAGCAATGATAAAAACCCCGCCCCATCTTTAAAACTAACGGCGGGAATGTGGACTTCCGCTTATTTGCGCAAATTTATACCAGAAGATTACCACCCTCATGAAATTAAATTTTATGAAGATCAAAGTAACAAACCAAAAGTTGAACCCACTGCCTGCGTAATCACACAGGAAACTATTTTAAGCCAATTGCAAGAAATTAAAAAAGCGCGGGAAAAATTTTTGCTTAAAAAAGGAAAAGGAGTTTATCTTGACCCACAAACAGGAGAGGTACTCAACGGAGTAACACCTTCATCTCATTACAATGGACCCGCCACAGAAACAGCGGTTTCTTCCCGAGCTTTCGGAGAGCGAGACCGAGAGCGAAGCAGAAAGCGAAGTCAGCTGCATCTTAGAAACAGGCGAGGAGCAATTAGAAATAAACCAACGTCCGGAAGAACCGGTTGCGAAAATACTAAAGAAACCGGTTCCTCAAAATTTGAAAAAAAGACGTTGGGATTTGGTGCCTGAAGCTGACATTCATGAAGGTGAGATTATAATCTTTTTTTTTTTTTAAAAAAAAAAAATTATTATAATATTTATAAATAGTAATTTACTTTACTTTTATAGCAGATAAAAATAACAACAAATATAAATCATGGAGGCGCTATAAACGGGCAATCATAGAAAGTTTACAAGCCAGCGGAGGAGACGTGGGCTTTGTTAGACGTTATCTTCTTTATCATCATCGAGTTTCTTTGCCAAGAAATATTATTTATTACTATAATTCTTGCTACAGAATCGAGTCTCCAACCAATTCACCCAAAAAAAGGAAGAAAAACCAATCAAGAATTTCCAAATCAAAACAATGCAGTAAAGGCGCTTCAAGCTCAGATATTTCCTACCCTGTATGCGACCTTCCAGCAAATTCAAGCGCAGGGGGGAAAGCAATATACAATCAGGAATCGCACCTTTAGATCCTTAGTAAAAAGCTGTCTGTACCACCAAGCTGAGGGGCAGCTCCGCAGAACTCTAGAAGACGCCGAGAAGCTCTTCAAGAAATACTGCAGCGCGGTTACCGGAGTGTAACACTCTGGTAATCAAGCACTCCGAGACTGTAATTTTATATCCTCAAATATGCTAAGTAAAGATATTCCCACGCCCTATGTTTGGTCTTATCAACCACAAATGGGAGTGGCGGCGGGTGCTTCCCAAGATTACTCAACAAGAATAAATTGGCTAAGTGCCGGACCTGCGATGTCGCAACATATATTTGAAATAAGAGATCAACGAAACAACATTTTGTCACGCGAAGCAGAATTTCGCACACCCAGAAATGTCATCAACCCGCCATCCTGGCCGGCGGGAACTTTGCCCCAAGTTCCTCCCACTTCTTATCAAGTTTCATTGCCGCGAAATGAATCATTGGAGCAAATTATGACTAACTCGGGGTTTCAATTTGCTGGAGGTAGCCGCCCACTTTGCTTAACTTTAAAAAGCACTCCATTTGTTGGAAAAGGCATTCAGCTTGCTGAATCTTCCACTCCTGCTGGTGTTCGCTCTGACGGGATTTTTCAACTTGCTGGAGGCAGACGCCAACCTTCAAACTACTTACTTCTAAACACTGCTTCATCTCAACCTCGCTCTGGTGGAATTGGAAGTGCTCAATTTGTTAGAGAATTTAGCCCTTCGGTGTATATAAATCCATTTTCTGGACCACCTGATACTTTTCCTGATCAGTTTTGTTCTAACTACGATATTATAACTAACTCCGTCGATGGCTACTCTTGAAACCTCCCAGACTGGTAAATATATACATTTATAAATAAATGATTTAAATTTTATATTGTATAATGCTTATTGTTGTTTTTTATTTTATAGCTAAAAGTTTGTACCGCCTCATACAATCTTTTAAAGGAAGCAGCTTTGATTGTATACAACTTTTCTTACCTTTTGGTGAAGTAAAAGAAAAAGAGTTTATAAAAGTCTTTGCACCAGCTTACTATGGATTACAAAATGAAAAAGAAGCCATTGAATATAAATTTTGTCATCAAATTACTGAAAGTGTGTGTCAATATGGAATATGGATGAGCCAAAAAGATTATACTATTGCAGTTTTTTGTCGCTGTAGTGTGACCGATAAAGGGGTGGAAATTAAAATTGCTTACAGCAGTGATTATATACAAGAAAATAAATACAACAAGTGGGATTTACTTAACTTAATATTTGAAAAAATTCAAACATCATTCAGAACCTTTCATCAAAACATCTTTGAAAAATACAATCCAATTTTACTATCTTGGAAAAAAATATTTCAAGAAAATCAACCTTCAAAAATTTATGATCCTGTTTATTTTACTCTCGCTAACTTTATTGAACAAAACCACAAAGAATTTTCCATCTATCTTCCTAAAATTGAAAACAATTTAAATTCACACTTTGGAACTGTTACTTTTAATGGTCAAATAATTATAAAAGAAGATTTAAATGATTTAATAAATATATTTAAAACTTTCAGCTATTATTACAAACCATCTTCAAAAGCAAAACTTGAATATACATCTGAATCTGATTCTAATTCTGAAAATGAAACTGAATTATCAATTTCATCCATCAAACCTATGAATCTTCAACCAAAGTGGAAAACTAGTATTAAAAATACCCTAACAACATGTTGGAACCACCCTGGATTTAGAATTTTTCTAATATTGGAACTAATGTTTTTTATTTGGGTAATATTAAACTGCTGTAATGGAAGCACCATTAATAAACATGAAGATTGTCCATACATTTCTTCCCATCAAGATAACTTATAATTTTTATTTTATAGAATGCCGAAACTTATACTTTATGGGATTATAACTGTACTTATATTGGAAATTGGAAATTGCAACTATACTACTTCTTCTTCAAATATCACCACTTCTAAAAGCTGCAACCCACCAGAAGATAGTTTTGAGTTTGTGCTATCTTTAGCCATTAACTTAATTACTACAGCTCTTTTAGGATATAACTACCTTAAAGACTTTAAACGTCATCGTTCATTTTCTCCAGTTTCACGCATCATACACCGCAACCATAATGGAAGCAGCGTGTGAAATACAAAATGACAACGGTGGAAAATACTATGACACTCGTCTTAGAAAAAATGAGGAACTTTTATCACTAATTACTTTACATAATTGTAATAAAGGATCACTTTGTCCTGTCAAACATTGTAACATTAGCTGGAGCCTTACTTCCAATGGAGAACATCTTATTAAATTTGAATCACAAGCTTTTACATATTATTGCTCTAAACAAAGCATGCAGTTTATAACAAAAGTTAATATAATTAATCATGGATACATTGGAAATATAACCTGCACTTGTACTTCTGCAAACTGCTTAAATAATGCTATAGAAACTATATGCAACATAATGCCCTTTGCCCAATAAACTTACCTAAATGTTAAAGCGAAGTCTTTTAGATTCATTTTTTCTTTAACTTCTATCCACTCTCCATCATCCCAACTTGAATATGTCAAATTTTTTAAAAAAGCTAGCTTTCTAAATTCTCTAAATGTTAACTTTGTTTCCCACAGAAGTCCACCATACAAAAGCTTCATCTTCACAATGAAACGAGCTCTTCCAGATGGTTTCAACCCCGTTTACCCTTATGATGTAAAACGCATCAACCTTATGCCACCCTTTTTTAACAACCATGGATTTATTGAAGGTCCCGCGGGTGTGCTATCACTTAATATTGCCCCTCCTATGGACTTTGATGAAAAAAAACAGCTAACACTTAAATTGGGGGATGGGCTTGGTGTTAACAATTCAGGAGAACTAACTTCAGTTAATCCAAAACTTAATGTTAATCCCCCTCTAAAATACATTAAAAACGCCCTTAGTATTAATCTGGGTAATGGGCTCAAAGAAAGCAATGAAGCCCTTAGTATAAAATCTCAAGTCCCACTAGAAGTAAATGAACAAGGAATAAGTTTAAAATGTGCGCCTGAATTAACAACCGAAAATGGAAAACTTAAACTTAATGTGGGAAATGGATTAATAATTAAAGAAAATAAAGTCCAAATAAATTATGGAGAGGGATTGGAAATAAAAAACTCTCAATTAGTTAGTATAAGCAAACCACTCCCTCTTCCAGACTATACTTTGTGGACAACACCAGACCCCAACACTAATGTAACATTCGCTGGAGAAAATACACCTTCTGCTAAACTCACACTATCTTTAACTAGGATTGGGGCTATTGTGATTGGAAATTTTTCAATCAATGGTAAATACATTACAGAAAGCACCCCTTTGAGCATAAATATGTATTTTGATGCATATGGAAAACTGCTTAAAGGAAGTGGTCTATCTAGCAGCTTGTGGGGGTTTAAATATAACAACACCATAGATATTAACTCAAAGCTTGACCCTGTAAAATTAATGCCTAATATTGTTTCCTACCCCAGAAAAATTTCCAATCCATCAAGCTTTATTTATCTTAAAGCAATACTTGAACAAAACCCCTCCAAAATTTCTGATATAAGAATTGGCCTTAATAATCTAATTAACCCATTGGCGGTGTATGGAATTGAAATTACCTTCTATTTTGGAAATATAAAAAATGTTTCCCTTTCTACTGACACACTGAGCTTTTCATACTTAGCTCAGGATAGCACACCTGAAAACTTATTTGACATTAACCCATCCATTTTTAATAATCAACCCCATGAAAATGAGCCTGGCTCTGAAAAGGTGGAGCCAGAGCCTGAGAAGGTGGAGCCAGAGCCTGAGCCTGCAGAGCCTGAGAAGGTGGAGGCAGAGCCTGAGCCTGCAGAGCCTGAGAAGGTGGAGCCAGAGCCTGAGAAGGTGGAGGCAGAGCCTGAGCCTGCAGAGCCTGAGAAGGTGGAGCCAGAGCCTGAGAAGGTGGAGCCAGAGCCTGAGCCTGCAGAGCCTGAGAAGGTGGAGGCAGAGCCTGAGCCTGCAGAGCCTGAGAAGGTGGAGCCAGAGCCTGAGAAGGTGGAGGCAGAGCCTGAGCCTGCAGAGCCTGAGAAGGTGGAGCCAGAGCCTGAGAAGGTGGAGGCAGAGCCTGAGCCTGCAGAGCCTGAGAAGGAGGAACCAGAGTCTGAGCCTGAGGATATGGAAACTAATTCTCAAAACAGCTCTGAATCTGAAAACATCGATGTGGAAATTGAAGATGATGAAAGCAAAAAAGAAAGTGAGGGTGAAAATAATGATGCAGAAAATGAAAGCGAAGAATCTGACTCTGAAAACATGGAAATAGAGAATGAAAACTCCATTGATGAAAAAAACCCCCCCACCAATGATCCCGAAGAAAAAATAATCAATAACCCCAGCCACCCCACCCCCATGACCACTCCATCAATTCCAGACAATGTGGTTGATAACGAAGATGAAAATTATGTTGTACTGCTTCCCCCATCAATTAACAACTAAAACATGTCTCATTTTAAATTTTTTATTAAAAATTTATTAATTACACGTGATTTAATTTTCCCTCCTTCTTTGAATTTTAAAACATATACAACCCGTTCAAACAACGTATCTGATGTAAAAACAGTCTCTTTTTCTTCCAATTCCTCTGAAGTTATGCTGATAAATCCAGGTGCCAACATGTCAGAAGTTAATGATTTGTCCAAAGTCTACAAATTAAATTCCAAACATAAACTTTGATCTCTTAATTGGGGTGCCATAATACATTAATCTTTTTATCCTTTTCCTTCTTTGAGTATCCTTAAAACATGGGTATAATGGCCTATTAACAGCTGAAAATGCTTTAATACAACTTAACATTGATAAAAGTAAAGACCTACTATGCTCAGCACAACATTTCATATTCTCCTCAGATAAATCTTTACAGGAAGTACAAACTTTAATTACATAACCAGAAGAAGCTGATCTAACAAAAACAACAGAATCAGAAGCATAATTTGCTTTAACAAGAGAATAATCACTTGATAAAGGTATTTTTAAAACAACATAGTGTATTTTATCAACAAAATAGCAACCAACAAAACCTACAACAGAAGGAATTTCATAAGAAACAATATCCCCATACCAAAAAAATCTAAAATTAACAAAAGTGCCACTAATTACTTTTAAAGCTAAATTTTTGATAACTGCAGCCCTACTAATACACTCTAAAGAAAATTTACTGTTGCAGTGACAGTGAATTCCAAAAAGCTCATTGCCATATATATAATTTTTATCTTCTTCTACACATTGTAAAGCACAGACACAAGGTCTTTCAACAACTCCTAAACATCGCCGTGTATCTTCATCAGCCACACATAGCCACAAAACAGGAATCTCTCTATTTCCAACAAAACAAGCTGCAGATGAAAAACTTCTTACCGAATCTAGAATATGCTCCACTCCAGAAGAATCATCCATTTTTAAGCCTGAAATGGAATGGGAAAAGCATTATGGCACATTCTAACCTCCACATATGGACTTTCGCCATACATTTCAGCTAACCTGCCTTTAACAAAAGCCAAACAATCCAAAACCAACTGCTCACGTGCACCATGTTGAGTAAACATATCAGTGCCAACAAAAACATTCAAAATATGAAAACTTCCATTAAACATTTGTTGAGGGCAGCAAAACAAGTACACCGAAGAACCATTTCCGGTTGCCGCAGATTCAAAGTCCAATCTCAAATTCAAGTAGCCATATATCATCTCTACCAAAGCTCGGGCCAAACACTCTCCATTTGGAAAAACAGGGGCAAATTTATCCTCAGCAAGCAGATGAAACATAAAGCCGCTGTGAATTGGTAACAAAAAAGCCATCTTACTAAATGCCTGTAGATCCAAATCCAGAAGACCCTCGAGATGTTTCAGGTAAAAAGCCAACCAAAGATGGAGAAGCGCGTTCAAACTTTGTGAAAATCAGCTGAGCTATGCGATCTCCCTTCTTCACAGGAAATATATCCTTAGAATTGTTGATCAGCAACACCTTGATAGGGCCGGTGTAATCAGGATCAATAACTCCAGCTCCAACATCAATACCAGCGCAAGCTAGTCCAGATCTAGGAGCGATGCGACCATAACATCCAGCAGGACAAGTAATAGAAATTCCTGTATCCACCAGAGCTCTAATGCCAGCGGGAATCACAAAAGTCTCATGTGAAAATAAATCCAAGCCAGCGGAGCCGGAAGTGCTGTAAACAGGAACCTGGGCGCCGCAATCGCGCAGCAAAACCTGAAACACAATTTCAGACATCTGAAAAACTACAACTTACATTACAGTAAATAAAAATCTAATAAAGCACAAATAAGAAAAAAAAAAAACTCACCGTGGACAGGATAAAAGTTTAAAGGGAAAATTAAATATCCAGTCAGTGCAGTCAGTAATGAGTAAAGATCCACAGCTAAGCGGCTATTTATACTCTAAACCACTCCCTAATCCCCAACGTCAGCAGTGCTCTTTAACCACCACGTGGCTGCCAACTCATGGGACAAAATGGCGCCATCTGTGGAAAATTCCCACGGTACGTCACAAATTACACATACCAAAAATTTTTTCCCACGCTACGTCACCGCGAAGATTTTCCCACGCCGCCCACCGCGTCAAATTACGTCACACATTTTCAGCCAATCATTTTTGTGCCCCGTATA